TGTATAAACAAGACTATAAGTAGAAACTACGCCAGCAGCAGATACTTTTTGACCTATAACGGCATCATATGGGATAAAATGTATATCCCCGTTTGGGGCTAAAACACCACCAAAATACACATCAGATGCAGCGGTATAGATTAAAGAATACGTACTAACAATCCCATTAGTGCTGTTGTTAGCATACGGCACACCATTCACTACACCTGCATCTAGCTGCTTCTTTAAGTTCAGCCACGCTACCAAGTCAGTACCTACTGAGCTATTGTCAGCCGTTGGTACAGTGCCTTCAGTGTTTTCTGCGGGGAAGGTAACGAATACCGTTTTAGTGCCAGCAGCAAAGTTGACGAGAGCATCGCTGTTACTTGATTCAAATACCGTGGTGCGTGACAGCGTAGTACCAGACAGCGTAAACGTACCAATGCCTACCTCAAAGTCTGTAGCGTCAGTGATGCAGTAGTAAGTTTGGTTGCCGTCACCTATGTTAGTAAAGTCTTGAAATCCAACGACCGCCGAGCCAAGCGTAAAGGTTCCCGTACCTGTCGTCGTGCTGGTTACTTTTACTCGGTCTTTAACGACATACGCCATGATGATCCTTAAAACTTATTGAGGTATGAGCTGAGGCAGGTATCTAAGCCAAAGGGAATGGCAGGGCAGGTGGAGATTGTTTGGCCTCTAACAGCATTAGATGGAACAAAATAAATACTTCCGTCAGGTGCTAGAACGCCCCCAATATAAGCGGCTCCTGTTGTATAAACCAGTGAATATGTAGAAACGACACCAGCCGCAGATACTTTTTGTCCTATTGGAGCAGCATAAGGAACAAAATGAATATCTCCGTTTGGCGCAAGCACTCCACCATTGTATGTCCCTGCTGTATAAACAAGACTATAAGTAGAAACTACGCCAGCAGCAGATACTTTTTGACCTATAACGGCATCATATGGGATAAAATGTATATCCCCGTTTGGGGCTAAAACACCACCAAAGGGCTAAAACACCACCAAAGTAAGCAGTACTTGCCGTATAAATTAATGAGTATGTTGAGACAACCCCTGCTGCTGATATTTTTTGGCCTACGGCAGCACTAGTAGGAACAAAATAAATATCTCCGTTAGGGGCTAAAACACCACCTACATAGGCACTGGTTGTTGTATAAACCAAAGAGTATGTTGAGACAACTCCCGCTGTTGATATTTTCTGCCCTCTATTTGCACCTCTAGGAATAAAATGAATATCCCCATTAGGCGCTAAAATACCACCGCTATAAGCAGACGAGCTTGTGTAAACTAAAGAGTAGGTAGATACGATGCCGGAAGAATTTAATTTTTGTCCCCTTGGTGCACTTTGCGGGACAAAATGAATATCTCCGTTAGGCGCAAGAACACCGCCGTTATAAAAACCTGCCGTGTAAACTAATGAGTAAGTAGAGACAACACCTGTTGAGGATACTTTTTGACCTCTGTTTGCTTGCGCTGGAATAAAGTGTATGTCGCCGTTAGGGGCTAGAACGCCGCCACTATAAGCTGCTGCTATCGTATACACCAAACTATACGTACTAACAATCCCCGCCACGCCATTGTTATTAAACGCCACACCACCGTTGACACTGGCCTGTAGGTTCTTCTGGAAATTGTTAAACGCTACTTGATTTGTACCGATAGACGAATCATCCCCTGTAGGCGCTGTCCCTTGTGTATTGATAGCTGGCTGTGGCACAAAGACATTCTTAGTACCTGCTGACCAGTTGACCAATGCATTGCTGTTACTTGAGGATAAGACCTGTGTACGGGCTAAAGTTGTGCCGCTAGTAGCATACGTGCCAATGCCCACCTCCCAATCAGTACCGTTGGTGATTGTGTAGTACGTGGTGTTACCGTCACCAATGCTAGAGAAGTCCTGATAGCCAGCAACAGCCGCGCCCAGTGTAAATGTACCTGTGCCTGTAGTGGTGCTGGTTACTAATACGCGATCACGGATAACGAATGTCATAATTAGAATTTGTTAAGGAACGAACTTAGGCACACGCCCAAGCCCAAAGGTTGACCGGGATTCGTGGAGATTTTTTGGCCGGGTGACTCATTGTATGAAATAAAATTAATATCACCGTTTGGTGTTAATACACCACCAGAATAAGCAGTAGTAGTAGTAAAAGCCAAACTATAGGTAGATACAACTCCGGTAGAAGATATTTTTTGACCTCTTACGGCTGTATGTGGCACAAAGTGTATATCACCATTAGGGGCCAGTACGCCGCCAGAATATGCGTTTCCAACCGTATAAACTAGTGAGTACGTTGATACCACGCCAGCAGCGGATACTTTTTGACCTACTACTGCGTATCTTGGAATAAAATGAATATCGCCATTAGGCGCTAAAACTCCACCAAAATATACTTGAGAGTCTGTATAGACTAAAGAATAAGTAGACACAACTCCAGCAGCTGATATTTTTTGGCCTACAACGGCACTCTGGGGAATAAAATGAATGTCACCGTTTGGCGCTAAAACACCACCAGAATATCCACTAGATAATGTATATACTAAAGAATATGTAGATACTACGCCAGCAGAAGAAACCTTTTGTCCTCTATTTGCATCGTGAGGTACAAAATAAATATCTCCATTTGGAGCAAGAACCCCGCCGTTATATGCTGTTGTTGTTGTATAAATTAATGAGTAAGTAGATACAACACCTGAAGAATTTATTTTTTGCCCTACCCTTGCAGAATGCGGTACAAAATGTATGTCACCATTTTGAGCAAGAACGCCGCCAGCATATGCTGGAGCTGTTGTATAAACAAGTGAATAAGTGCTAACTACACCAGTAGAAGATATTTTTTGTCCTCTGTTTGCAAATCTAGGAATAAAATGAGTATCTCCATTAGGCGCTAACACTCCGCCTTGATATGCTTGGGCTGCCGTATAAACCAGTGAATAGGTGCTTACAATCCCATTGGTACTGTTATTCCCAAACAGCGCACCGCCTGTTACACCACTCTGTAGCGCAGCTTGAAACGTTGAGAACCCCGATAGATCAGTACCTATAGATGAGTTATCACAGTTAGGCACACCGCCTGCCGTAGCCGTTGATGGATAACCTACGATCACATCCTTAGTACCAGCGGCAAAGTTTACTAGCGCATCACCGTTGCTGGATTCAAAGACTTGTGTACGTGAGAGAGTAGTGCCAGAAGCCGTGTACGTACCAATACCAGTTTCCCAATTGGTTGCGTCAGAGATCACATAATAAGTTTGCTGACCGTCGCCAATGACGGAGAAGGCTTGATAGCCAGTAGCCGCAGCACCAAGCGTAACAGTACCCGTACCAGTTGTCGTGGTCGTGGTCTTGACTCGGTCTTTGAGGACTAATGCCATTCTTAGCTCACGTTTCCAGCAACTACACAGACTGTACCGCTGATGAACAAAACATTTGCCAAACCGCGAGTAGCTAAGGTCATCGTTGCCTTATCAGCGTCTGTTCCCGCAATATACGCCGTGGTAATTGTGCAGGTAATTGTGATGCTGCCAGAAGTGTTATTAAATAACAGCACTGCGTCACCCAACGAAAACGTAGCGTCTGGAATAGTAATAGAACCGCTTGCGCCTACCTCAATCAACTGGCCTACATCGCCTGTAGCAAGAACATAGCTAGTTGTTTTTGCAGAGCCAGAACGAGGAATGCCGGGAGCCGCCAACAATTCAACCGTACCGCTAGAGTTTTCGCAAAACAACCTCATGTCCGCGATGTTTAAGCCCAACTCACCGGCAGCTAAGTCAGCCGCCAGCGGAACATTACTGGCAGTTGTACTGTGATAAAGCTGGATTGGGGTGTAACCTGTTTGTGCCATAGTATTACCTCAGATTTTCAAGTTTGTAAAGGGTCTTCATGTGCACGCCTGTGAGCTCATCAATAATGTTTTCTAAGGCTGGAACACCCTGAGCAACTTTGCCACGGTTTTCGTTCAGCCAAATTATATCGTCATGGATTATTTTTGAGACATTTTTTTCTTGCTCTTCAACATTACCAATAATGCCAAAAGTGCCTTGGTAAGCCTCAATCAAGTCATCAAGCTTTTCAATCACATCCTCGTAATAGTGCCCAAGGGCTTTATGTTCAGCATAGGACTTAGTTTTCCAGTGAGCAATGTGAGCTGCATTCCTAGCATGGAATACGCGCTCAATTAAGTCTTCAATCATCAGAATGTACCTCCAGCAATTCCTGACCATACTGGCGCTCCAGCGCCTGCAGAAGTCAGAACTTGACCAGCAATGCCTGCCGCAGTGAAAGCAAACGCTGTTCCTGTACCGTATGCAGAACCACCGGCCGTAGCAGTGGCAGTTGAATTTGTGCCGCCATTAGCAATTGCAAGCGTTCCGGCAAGGGTTACAGCACCTGTTGTTCCTGTTGATGGAGTCAAACCTGTTGTGCCTGCGCTAAACGAAGTAACTCCGGCTGCTGCTGCCCATGACGCTGTCGTTCCGTCAGATGTCAACAGGTAACCATTAGCACCAATTGCCAAGCGAGTAGCGCTGTTTGAACCATTGCCTAGAATCAAGTCTCCAGTTGTGGTGATAGGCGACAAGGCATTGAATGCTGCACCTGCTGTTGTCTGGCCTGTGCCGCCATTTGCAATTGCCACAGTACCTGTGACATTGGCCGCTGTGCCTGTTGTGTTTTGGTTTAACGTTGGCACGTCGGCAACTTGTATGGTGTTCATCACCACATTTGTTCCATTGCCTCGCAAGTACGATCCACTCGTAACTGCACCAGCAAAAGCGTTTATTGCCGCTTGAGCTGTTGTTTGACCTGATCCACCATTTGTAATTGCTAAAGTACCCGCCAAAGTAATTGCGCCAGTAGTTCCTGTGCTAGGGGTAAACCCAGTAGTGCCTGCGCTAAATGTAGTTACGCCAGCAGCTGTACCATTTGAAGCTAAAGTAATTCGACCCTGCTGGTCAACCGTTAAATTTGCATTTGTGTAGGCACCAGGAGTCACTGCAGTGTTATCAAGGGAGATTGTGCCAGTTGAGGTAATTGGACCGCCTGTTAAACCTGTGCCTGTTGCAACAGATGTAACACCAGAGCCAGAAGCAAATGAAATCCAACCACCGCTGTATCCCTCAAACAAACCTGTTGTTGAGTTGAAACGCAGATTGCCGTCAATAGACGTGCCTCGTTGTCCAGTAGTACCTGCTGGCACAACAACGCCGCCGCTTCCAGGCAAAACTGGGTTATTGGCTATGGCAACTGTTGGGCCTGCCGAGATTGCAATCTGATTAGCAGTGCCGGTGACTGATGGTACTGCAGCAGGAATTGTTGTTGCTGTAGCCAAGCGACCGTTTGTGTCAACTGTAAAAACCGGAATGTTAATAGCATCACCGTAAACGCCAGGGGTCACCCCTGTTGAATCAAGCTGAGTGCCTCCTATTCCAGCAACAGCAACACTGAGCGTCACGTCACTAGAAAGAGCGCCTCCGCCTGTCATACCAGTACCGGCAATTACTTGCCTAGTTATAGGCACTCCAGATACAGAAAGCAAATCGCCTACACGAATTTGATAATTATTGCCTTGATAGACAATCATCATCAAGCTGTCTTCATCAGCCACAGGAGCTACTGGCAGCTGCGTAATTCTGGTTGGTATTAGATTGCTTGGGACATCAGACATTTAGAACTCCAAATACTCATTACCGTCTTCTGTAATGATAAACAAGTCGCCAGCTTCTTGAATTACACCAGCAGGGTGAGTATTGATCGGTGTGTCAGGGCGATTGAACGGAAGGACAATCTGGTCAGGGCGACGAGGCGCAAGGCGGTACGGGTCGTACTCATCTCGGTCTTTTTCACAAACCATTAGGCCTGGGTAATTTGGGTCCGGAGACAACTCAGCAAGTAACATTTTGCGCGAGCACCGGCCGCATATAGCAATGCCATACGTGGCTTGTCCACTAGGGTCTAGGAATACGCTCATCTTGTGTAAACCCCGATGCCTGGGTTGATCTGGATGGGCGAACCGTCATTATCTCCGTCCCATGCACGCTGCAAGCTCATAGCTGCTTTTTGCTCAAGCACAGGTATCATTTGTGGGTCAACTTGAGGTGTCTCTGCAGCAACTTCTGCAGACAAACCGTCAATGATTGCATTGAGCCAACGCTGAGGCACTTCTACGTCTTGCTGCAAGTTTGCTGTGTCCATAATCTGGCGATGCCGCCAAAGAACTAGTTGGGCTTGTTCAGCTGCAGAAAATGGAGCTGGCCACAAGTTTACAACAGGTTGTGGCAAGTCACGCTGGAAATAGTAATTGCTAGGTCTGCCAGGAAACACTTTGTTGCTCTGATTAACATAGCTATCACGATTTAATTGTCCTAGAGGAATCTCTTGAGGCATATTGCCAAGGCTCACCACGGTATAGTTAAAGGTTGCCGTAGAGGTAATTCTAAAGTATTGATAAGCTAATGCTCCTGAGATGTCTGTCCAAACAATCTCGCCTGCGCTAGCTGTATCTGTAAATGTTCCTACAGTAACCCAAACAGTGCCATTAGTGCTAACTTGGAAAGTCAAAGGAGTTGATGCACCTGACCATTCTACTCCTACAATATCCACGACAGTTTGAGTCGTAAAGTTTACCGTATAAGACGTTGAAGTAGTTGTAGTTGTGCCTGTTACCGGTTGAATAGTTCGATAGTTTAAGTTAAGAACTTCGACTGTGCCATTAGGCAAGGTGACAATAGGCTGATTCTCATACATCGGCAAGACCATCTTCTCAATACACCAACTTGGTGTTTTGATGCTGGCTAGCTCTGACAAAAACAAATAAAGAGATTCTAGGGCATACAAATGTCGTTGTGCTCACTGTGCCTGAGTATGCCATACTAACCCCGTTTTAGTAGTCAGATGGCAGCTGTCTCAGCACGCCCAGTATTGACAAATTATAATTCAATCTTTGCTTAACATTTCTTGGCCATGCCGCCTTTTTTCATGGCCATGCCACCACCCATCATAGCTTTGCCGCCTTTGTTCATCATCATTTTTTCACCCGGCAAATTAGGGGCAGTATTTTTGCTAGTCTCTCCAGGATTCTTATTGCCCATGACGCCTAAAGTACCACGGTTCTTAATCATTCCTTGAGGGGCTGATGGAGCTTTAACGGTTTCACGCACCATGACTTCTTTACGCATCATTTTTGGGGCTTCAGAAACTTTTCCGCCTTTAGCATAGCCTTTAGCCATACCGCCTGATGAGAAAGTGAAATCTTTTACTTTTCCGACTGTCATGATATTTTTCCTTTAAGTTTACTTTGAGGGTAATGCATTAGCTAGATAAGTCAAAAAAGACCCAACAGCGCCACCTGCTCCGCCAACCAACATTAGCATCTTCCAACCACCTTTGGCTTCAGACAAAGTTTTGTCAATAGCAGACAAAGTTGCTTGCATGGCCTTCATGCTCTCTAGCATCTTGTCCATATCATCTTGCAAATGCTTAATGTCAGATGCATGAGTAGCTAGTTCACGAGCTGTTTGAATAGCGTCTTCAGTCACTGTGAATTCCTGTCTTAGGCAGATGCGTAAGTTTTTGTGCATTCAAGCACAATGCTGTACATGTCGCCGGCTGATGCATCAGCTGTTGTGAACAAAACATCGCCTGTTTTACCGGCGCCTGCATTGTTAGGAATACCACCAAAAGACGAAAGGTCCATCAGGTAGTTTGAGTTTTGTGGAATCTGCCATGCAAACTGGTCAGTAGTAGCATCCCAAAGAATGCGGACCTCCATACCATGGGTTGTTCCAAAAATTTTGTTGATTTTGACACCGTTGCAAGCCAAATTAAAAGAATTTGGAGCAAGCGTAGAAACGTCAATTTTCAAAACAGCGGTTTCACCCGTGCCGTCTGAAATGTTTGTAAACTTGGCAATGAACAAGCGCTCACCGTCAAGAATCGTTTGTGAGGTTACTGCATCTGCCATGTGTATCTCCTAAAATCCAGGGACAAGCCCTGGAGGTTGATTAGGCTGTACGTGTAAAAACGTAAGCCGTTGCGCTAGAGAACATGATGGTGAAAGGAATTGTCAAGTCACCAAAACTACCGGCAGTGTCTACAGCAGCGCTAGACAAAATACCGTTGGTAGCTACAGCAACAGTCACAGCGCCTGAGCTTGTGCTTGCGGTGTTGTCAATATACAAATCAAAAACTGTACCTTTAGCTGCGCCAAGGGCTGCGCCAAGCAGTGTGCCTGTAGGCAAGGTAATAACTACAGCAGTAGCTGAAGTTACTGTGATGTAGCCCGTAGCAACTTCAGCAGCGGTGGCTGTAGCTGTAGCGTTGATTGCTGCAGTTGTGGCATGCGTTACGCGGCCAGTTCCTGCAATATTACCGGTTACGTTACCGGTCACATTGCCGGTCAAAGCGCCAATAAAGCCATTTGTGGACGTTACTGGGCCGGAAAAGGTAGTAGAAGCCATTTTAAATTCCTCTCATGCGAGTTGGTGGGTATCTGTCTGCATGACGTCAGCTGGGAGCTGTGATACGCCGGAAAATCCCAGAAAAAAACCCTGCCAGATTGTGTCCGGCAGGGTATTCTACTTAAACGCCAGCTGTACCGTACAAGCCACGTGGGTCAGTCCAACCCACTGTGTATCGCTCAGTAGCTTTATAGCGCATAGAGTCAGTCTCGAAGTCACCTTCCATAGACTTCTCTAAGCCACGACGCATCATGAGCTTCAAGCCTTCTGGTGCATCAGTCTGAATCCACCATGCGGTAGAAGAGGTGATACGTGACAAGTTAGCTTGGCCATCAGCCAGCAAGCCCATAGACTTAACTGGGTTGATGTCGTTGTCGGCTGTGCCTGTACGCAAAACGCTTTTCAGCAAAACTTCAGCTTGGAACACGTTAGAAGGGCCTGCAACAATCTTCTCAGGGGTCAAACGAATACGCTTGCCGTTGTTGTCAACAGCGTTGCGGATTTGGATGAGCAACTGCTCAAGTGAAGTTTGTGACAAGTTAGCAGCCGTGCTTAGCTGGTTGCTGAATGTGCCGCTAACAATAGGGTGTGCAGTGTTGATCAGCGATACGCCGTCACCACCAACATACGCACTGTTAAATGCACGGTTCAAAACGTTAGCCGACAGAGTTTCTTTAGTCTCAATCAAAGACTGTGCCAAATGTTTGGCATAGGTTTGACCGATACGAATGTGGTCTCCGTCTTCTACCAAGACTTTGGTCAAGCTGAATGCCAGACCGTAGACTTTGTAGAGGTAACGTTGCAGGAACAACAC